AGAAGGAACCCATATGGACACTGGGTTCGAGAGGACAATTGGAGCGGGTATGTCTGCGGGCGTTGCGAAATATAAAAAGAAAGGACGCGGAAGACCTAAAAAAATGGTAGGTGGAACAGAAGTGAGTATAGTGTTTGTAGGGGATGTTAATAAAGAATTAGGGACGTTCGCACGGCCAGAGAACTCAAACCAGGTGCCATTATATCCATTCTCTACACTCATAGCATAAAGTTCTTGTGTTTGTGCACTACTTAATATACCTGATTGATTGTTCCAATTAATTTGGACACCTGTAATCGGTAGGAATGAATCTGAATCAGTAGGGACTTGGCCTGACAATCTCTTACGAACAAAAATAATCAATTTATCAGGGATTTGGTTAAGTTGCAGACTTTGAGAGACAGCGGTAAAAGATGTCCCTGTAGATATATTGCCTGTCGCAACTGTGAAATTGTTGCTGATATAACGAGGAAGTTCATAAAAAGGTACGACATTTCTTGCAGGAATTAAATCACTGGGATGTGGGGTTAAGAATGTAAATAAAAGTTCGCATTCATCAAAAGAACTTATGCTGGTTGAGTATGTAATATCGGCACCTCCTGGTTCTGCAAATCTTAAGACTCGAGAATTAGCAGTATTGATATTGAATTGGAAATTTAAATTTTGAATACCATATATAGCTTGATTGTTGGATTTCGGGTCTGCATAAATGAAAGGAGAGAGTAATAATGGTTCAGTTGATTTGAAGACAACTGTGAATGCTTGAGTATATTGGTCAGCACTTCCATTAGTAGTCCATTGTGCTGGTGCTACTGAAGCTGCACCTAAAGTAATAGATTCTAAAACCCAACTTCCTCTTGGATAAAGGAGACCATCTGTAGATTGAGTGAATCCGCCTAACACATTTGAAGGCGTATCTAATGCATCATTATAGTATTTATATGTATCGTAGGCGTTTGGGCAATATCCATTGCAGCGGGCGAGTTCTTCCCTATCTAACATTCTTAAAATAACAGGAAGACAGTCTTGTTGGTTAATCGTGACGGAGTTATTGTTTATAGTGGCTGTCATAGTAGAGGTTGTTGAATGGAGAGGGAAAGGTGCGAGTGCGGCTTGTCTGCCATAGTCAAAAATAGGGACACCGGCAGCTGTGCCGGCAGGGATAGTGGCGATAACATTGGCTGTGCATTTGGAACGCCATAAGACTCGACGGTCAATCAATGTCTGTTCGCTCGGGACTTGAACGTTAAACACAATGGAAGACGGACCAGACGAATTTGCGAGGAAACGAGATTGAGTTACATTCTGACCACCCTTTAAGACCGCATACTTAACGCTGTCAGATACGTGAAGGCGGTCGTCTTTGACGAGAACTTTTTGGAAATCGCTTGACATCTATAAAATAAGAAAAGAAAATAATATTAATTCTTTTCGTATTTTAAAATTTTCTAAATAAAGAAGAAGTATTAAAATCTTTTCTCCTAAACATTAATTTCATATTCGCACTGCATCCGCTCCCCAAAAGGAAAGGGTGTAAGTTTCCAAAGTTATCTTTCCAACTAACTTGTAAGTCTAAAGAAGATAGAGGAGAGTTGCTATACAAATCTATCATACGATATTCTCCCGCCGGAGAGTAAGTAATATCTGGGTTATACCTGTTATCTGGACTAAATGGGACCTGGAAGTCTGTTAATATACTCGCAATATTACTGTTATTACCAGTAGATAATAAAGTGCTATCTGCACCGAATACTTTAGGCACAGACACATTTTCTGGAACAACAGGGATGAGAGATGTAGTAAATACAATGGCCTGAATTGGATTAAGTAGGGCTGCCGTAGAGCCTTCCTGATACATCTGAAGAGCGTTATATGTAGGAAGTGTTAGGACATTCGTATCATTGATATTATATATCTGGAACTGGAAATTTTTACCATTAACAATAGAAGGGCCATTACCCAACCTTGTATATTGGAAACTACTCAATAAAGTTTGTAGTGGTGAATTGCAGAATATTTTGATGGGGTTAGCGAGGGTTCTGGCGTATCCATTTTCGTCTGCGTCTAAGATAAACAATAGACCTTGTGGGTCGAACTCGAAAAATGGTGCGTTAGTAGTAGGAAGGACGCCACCAGCTCCAACTACCAGAGCATTAAGACCATTATAACAAGATAAAAGTGCCTGGTTTAACATATAGGCCCATTGTTGGTATGAATATACATAGTAATATGCTGAAGTTAAATCCTGGACTGTTAGAGGTGGATTAGGTGTCGGTTGGTCTAAGTCGTAGGAATATAATTTACGAATTGCTGATATTCTATAGTGTTGCCTGCGACTACATAAGACATTGTAAAACTATAATTTAATTTATTAGGGTCGGCTTGACCGAGATTAACCTGCGGAATGAAAACCGGTAGTGTAGGAGTCTGAACAGAAAATCTGACTACAGACATAAAATAATTTTCAGGTGATGGAAGGAATGGACTATTACGGATTTCATTGAACTTTAGGATAGGTAATGCGCGGGTCCCTGTGGTATCATTATTTATAAGGTCTAATGTATAATATATGTGATATGGTTGAGTCTCATCATATTTTGAATACAACTGGATAGACATATTATAATATAACGTAAGAAAATATAATTCTTTAGGGCGTTGAAGCACGCCCTAACTTAAAAAATCTATAAATAAAAAAATATAAATTTTAAAAATGTCTTTTTAGTCCCAGGGCATACCCTGACGCCCTAACTATCCAAAATTAATAGATATTTAATTTTAAATATCATAAAATTCGTATATATAAATGAATAAGATATTTACAGATAAATAAGAAAATATAATAACCCCATATTTAAGTGTAAATAAACGTTAAAAATCCCGGGATTTTTAATATTTAATTAATATTAATTATCTTTCTCATCTTTTTCTGTAAATATATGGTAAAAATCAATATATTTCTGGTATATTGACTTTTATATTTCATTCTATTTTACTTAATGACCCGATAGGAATATAAAAATAGTCCTTCTTTACATCTTTGTGGTCTGACCTATCATTTCTCTTAAACGATTTAATTTCGAAAGTGTCAAAAACTTTCTTATCATACTTTATATAGTAAAGACCATCTAAGAAATTTATCAGAATTATTAAATCATCTACTACCTTATCTACTGGGAACATAGTCGTAGGGTATGATTTATAATTATTTGTTCTACTTTTAAGTTCATAACAATATTTATCTCCTTTATAGTCCCATTTGGAATATTTATCCTCTATATGTATAATGTTATCTTTGAAGTAGTTATTTACTTTATCCATTACTGATATTTCTTGAGACTTACCGAATTTATAATCTGACACAAAACTCCTTCCATATGACATTTATTTATATTATACATAAATATTTTTTTTCTGATTTTTTAACGTAAAAAATCAAAAAAAAGAATTTAGTCTGTCTTAACATATTCTTTTTGTTGTTCTACAGAATGACCCATAGCCTTAGCATCATCCTTTTGTTCTTTAACTACTTCCCCATACTTATTACTTAAAAAACTATGTCTTAACATAGATGAACCAACAGACTTCCCAAAAATCTTATTTAATATACGTGTAATACTATTAACTTTATCTAACAATCCACCATTATAATATACTAAAAACGGTGTAGGGATCTTTGGTATTTTCTTCCCTTTAATTAAAGGATGGTATTTAAAATATATGCCTATTACGTCGAAAAGTTGTGGGCTGATAGGGACACGTTGTTGCCCCTCTTTTTTAGATGTCTTATAGACATTAAATATAAATTCTTTGTTGTCGTAGTCTAAATAGTTAGTGTCATTAGGAAGAGTGTTATTATAACTTTTAACTATATACATTTTCTGATAGTCCAAATTTCTACGAGGTGGATTAAAATAGTATAATGAAAGTATCATAAACGACAATATTGTATTATAATTGCTCTCGTTTATTTCTCTATTGACTTTTATCTTATCTACTTTATCACTTAGATTGTCATATATTTCCTTAATGTCTCCCCATTCTATCCAATTATTCTTCTGATTTTCTGATTTCTTATTTTCTTCCATAACCCCTTTCAAACTTTTATTTTTATCTATCATAATTTTGAAATATTCGTCATAAAGTTTCTTTTTTGACTTAGTTGTTAAGTCAGTAGATAATACTGAACAAATACTAATTATATATCCTCTAATAGTATTTTCTTTATAATCCTTTAATTTTTCCATTATTTCTTCTCTATTTTTCAAAAAATTAAGATTTTTAAGTGGCATATCATCATTTAATTTCTCAAGATTTCTTACATACATCTTTATACTGCTTTCAGATAATCCTTTATCTTTTAATTTATCAATTAGATATTTTTTAAATTCGGTGTTGTAATTCATTATATATTTAACAGATATTTAATTTTAAAAAAGAACTAAAAAATAAATAATTTGATATTTTGGTTTTAAAAATATCCAATAATATATATATGGCTCTTCCTTATAATCAGACAATTGGTCCTCTCGGGATTAGGGTTGTAAATGACGCTACCAATGCCGATTATGGCAAAATCGACCCGGCCTACCTACCGGCGGCCGCCCTATCTACACCTACTCTCGCGGAAGTTTTAACTTCTGGAAACGCTGTTGATGCCGGTCAAACTATAGATGCCCAAGATGGAGATATACTCACACAACAATTATCAGTTGAGGAGATTATACCCCTTGGCGCACCAATAATTACAAATATCACAATTGATGGAGGATTATCTCTAAAAACAGGTGGTAATTATGATATAACTTTCGAAGATATTATCCAGATAAAAGGTGGGTCTGATACCTATATTTCTTCAGATTCTTCTGGAGCATTAAATTTACAACCACCTTCAGGTGTCCTTAGAGTCCCTGGATTAGTTAGTAATGTATTCTCTAATATTTTGTCTTATGATTTATCTTCTAATGTCGTGGGATATATGTGTTTAGATTGTAGTGGCGGAATTATTGGTGCGACAGGACCTATGGGTCCGACTGGTGAAGTTGGTCCAACTGGAGATTTTGGACCAACAGGTGAAGTTGGTGCGACAGGTGTTATGGGACCAACAGGTGAAGTTGGACAAACTGGACCAACAGGTGAAATGGGCCACACTGGTGAGACTGGTCCAACCGGTCCGACTGGTGAAGTTGGTCCGACAGGTAGTTTAGGTCCAACAGGTGTTGCCGGTGAAACAGGTCCAGTTGGTATGACAGGTCCGACAGGTGAAGTTGGTCCAACAGGTGATTTAGGACCGACAGGTGTTGCTGGTGAAACAGGCCCGATTGGTATGACAGGCCCGACAGGAGCTTTCCTATCTACACCTAACCTTTTCAATGTCCTATCTACTGGTAATGACACATCAGGACAATCCATAAGTTTGTCAAATGGCGGGATTATAGATTTTACGGGAACTGAGATTGATATTTCATATGAGAATACACGTTTCATAGGTAGTTCAGCGGGGGATTTAATTATTTCCCCACCAACTGGACTAATTGATGCTTCGGGATGTTCAGCTTATATGAGATTCGGTTCTTTCACAAATGGTGCTAATACTATCAACATTGACCCAGATACTGTTTATGGTATCGAAGTCCAAGATAATTCAGGGAACGGAGTTATAAAGATTGTTGGGACATCAGGCAGTTATTCACAACTTAAAAGAAGTCAAGTTGATTTATTCCATACAGGATTAACACAATCAGACCCATATTTGACTTTAAACGATACTGTTTCTAATTCTAACCTATACCTCGGGAATACTGCACCTGTTCATAGTGCACCGAACGGTTCATTATTCATACAACAAAATTCAACAACCCCATCTCTATATATAAGAAATGCGTCAAGTTGGTTATTGGTTGGACCCACTTCTGTCCCTGCACAAAGAGTTATTTCTATCGGTAAAGATGCTAATCAAAACCTCATATCTCCTGGAACTACGCAGATAAGTTGGGATGCTTTACAGTTCGAAAAGAATAATTCCGCAGTATTAAGGTGGCCCTCACCATTTCCTGCACCAGTTAATGGCTCCGCTTATATTGGCATAGACAATTCAGGAGGTGGCCCAAATCAATACTTAATTAACGCATCATTATGTTTCCAATATTCTTCTTCTGGAGATTTAAATGGAACATATGCACTCGTGGCAAGAGTGTTTGATTCAACAGGAACACTGTTAGACGAATTCGAAAGTAATAACGTCGTCCATCAACCTACAGGTTCTACAAATACATATTTTACTGTTAATATGTCGAGATATTTTACGCTATCCGGGACAAATGCTGGTGTATCGTTCTATGCAAAAACAACATCATCGTCGTGTGTATTATTAGGAACTGCTGCATATGATGGTATGACGTATGCTCAGATTAGTTGTGTTTCTTAGTAGAAAATAAATAATAAATTATTTATTTTCTAATTTAGGGTTTAATATAGTATAATCTATATTTGCTATACTCACCATATTTTTGACATTCAACGTAGAAATCTATTGGTTCCAGACCCAACGAACTTCTTCTATCTCTTAATTGTTGCATTAAGTTATTTGCTTCTGTTAGATTAGTGGTAGGTGGCTCACATATAACTTTCTCCCCGTCCTGGTTATCGTAGAATACAGTGTAATACCTATTAATAGTTATTTCTTCAATCAATTTATTCAATCTGTTTTTTCCTGATTCTGAACAATCACCATTTAAAATTCTTTCTCGACAGATTGATAAGAATTGGACTCTCCAACTTTCTAATTCATCTTCTACCTGGGACATATATTGTATATTTTATATATTTAATTCATCTTCATTTATACCATATTTTAGGTATAATATTTTTTTTTGGTCTTTGGTTAGTTGTAGATTTTCACATAAATCCTCTATAATTTCTTTTTTTAATCTCATATAATATATTATAGAATATGTTATCAACATTAAAAGAAATTTTATTTTTAATAACATTAAGGATAATTTTAAGTAAATTTTAAAAAAAATCATATTAACTGTGTATAATATGATGTTTGATATCTTAAATGTAATGCGTTGTCAGGGAAACCTTTGGGTGGAAACCAAACATTATACCATTTAACTAACAACGCTCTTATTTTAAAATAATATTTTTATTTCTTATTTAATTTTTTTAATCTTAGGTTTTTCATATAACTTAATTTATATTTCAGTTTAATTTTTGGGTCAATTTTACTTCTTTCTTCTACTAATTTATTATTATTTTTTATTTCTTCTAAAGTTTCTGAACCTAATTTAATATTGTCGAGATAAGTATTTTTTCTAATTACTTCATTAATCTCTTCAATATTTTCAGGACCAGCCTTATCTATATAATCGTTAATATACTCTTTATCTAAATTCTCCATATATAATATAGATATAATATAATAAGATATTTAAACTGAAACTAATCATCAGATATAAAAAAAGCGACAATTTCATCATATGTAGCACCTGTCTTCTTTTTAAGCATTTTCATTAACTTATAATATTTACTTAAATCACGTTTTTTCTGTATTAAATTTAAAATACGGAAAACACAATGTCTTCCGCAGGTATTAATATCATCGTTTTCATCCTGGTATTTTATAGGATTATAGACTATATTGTATTTACTTCTATTAAATATTTCAGTTAGATATGGTTTTTGGTCTAATCTATGATTAACTTCTGGGTGGTTCCATTTTAATTGTGTATCTGGTGCACCACCATAACTATCAAAAAATTCTACAGTGTCCCCGTATTTAGTAAGACATACCCAATGTCCTTTATTTACACTTTCCTCATACAACAAAACACAATAATTTATTTTACCAGGTAAAATTTCGTCAATAGTTCTAAAATTTTCTAATCTACTGTATTTAAAGATTTGTGCATCTGGTAGATATTTACGAATATCATCATCACCTAATGGCTCCTCTATATTTTCTTCTATATCTTTTTCAGTAATGTCCATATTCATTATAATATAATATTTTATAATATTATAAATGTCATTTAATATTTCAACGAGACTTAACAATTTACAATACCAGATTAATCAAAAATCTTCTAATCCTTTAACATCTGACTTAAATTGTGCAGGTTTTGATATTGATAATTGTGGGACTCTTCACTACACAACTTTGGACCCACCAGTTGGGGGTTCAGCCCAAAATTTGGATGAGACACTTACAGCGGGGAATAGTGCAGGTAATATGTCTATTATTGATTTATCTGCGGTTGTTTTATCAGATGTAGATGGTGTAAATAACGATATTATAATATCACAACTCCCAGGGCTGGGTGGGCGTATAAATATATATCAAGACGGTGATGTAATAGACCCTTTTGCTTCGTCTGCAACTGTTGCTTTAGGTTCAATTATTGCGAGTTCAAATATTACTGCTGGAGGTAATCTTAACGTAGGAGGGGCTACATTTCCTTCTACTGCAACTATTGACGGTTCTTTAGTAATTGTTAATGATGGGCCTCCAACTGGTCAGACTATTTTGAGTGCTAATACATCTAACGAATTATTGGTTTCTAATGGTATTACAACACCTGGAAATATTACGTGTAATACTTTAAATTATACAACTTTAAATCCTCCTGTTGGAGGTTCCCCACAAAATATACAACAAGTCTTAACTACTGGAAACAATGCTGGAGGTCTTATAATATCTAATTTAGGTTCTCCATCTGCATCTACTGATTCAGTCAATAAATCTTATGTAGATAATAGAGGATATCCTCCTTATACTTTATACTATCCTGTCGGCAGTGGAGGTGTAGGTGTAATTAATATCCCGAATGACCCTGTTAATTATACAGTTTTATGGACATCTCCAGCAATTGCAACATCGGGAAGAAATGCAAGAGTTAATATACAGTTTTCAAATGCTGGTAATGGAGGTTCATTATACACAAATGTCCTGGAATCAGTGATTTTAGTTTCTGATAATAATTTTGCTGGTCCTTTTGTACCAACTGATATTATTCCTTATAATCAAATCCCTCCTGCCAATGGATTTTTTTGGTCTCCTTCATTTAATGGTTGGTTCAATATTGATGGAACGACTTATCCCACCAATATATATGTTAGAATTGCGGCGAGACAATCCCTTTTAGGTGGTGGATATAATTTTGCTGGTGGTGATGCGATTTTAACTGTATATCCTCTATAAAAATAAAATAAAATTTAATATTTATTTTATTTTTTAAATTTAAATAATTCCTAAAGTTTTTAGTGTTTTCCTAAAGTTTTTAATTTTATATTTTCTTTCTTTTATAGAGTCTTTAACGTTATCAATCTGTCTTAAAATATTGTCGTTAATATTATCGTTTGGTGATGATAATACTTTTGCAAAGGAATACATATTTTCTAAATTTCTTAGAGTAAATTCATCTGATTTCAACTCTATCCTCTCTTTTTTATATGATTCCATTATTTCAACTTCCATCTTTATATATTATAGTATGATATTTTTAATTAATCTTTAAATAAAGAAATTAAAGCCATTACAGGTTTAAAATTCGGCAAATGAAAAAAGATTGCTGGGTATGTAAACAAAAAAAGGATTGGAAGATATGAGCGTTGAGGAAATCGAAGCTTATCTATCGACTAAAAAACCTGCTGCCGCTCCTATCGTGGATAAAACCACCGTAGAGTTGGCGAACAAAATTAAAGCGATGGAAACGGAAATGGCGATGCAAAAGGCTACTCCAAAGGCGGTACACACTGCACCCGTACCCGTTGTTTTGAGCGAAAAAGAAGCAAAGCTAAAGGTGTTCCAAGACCGTTTGCTTGCGATTCCTTCCGTGAAAGCGGCATTTGATGCACACAACCAAAAAAATAACTAATTATGAATTTCAATCCATTTCTGGAACAAGGCTACCAAAACAAACAATTTGGTAAAAGCTGCATTAAGGACACGACAAGAAGCGTGTTTAATAAAACACGTGTTGGCTACGTCCTTGGTTACACTTTCGCTGCCAATTCTAACTCAGTTGCTATCGTTGATTCTACGGTAACGGCTAACACTTTTGACGTTTATGCCGTTCGCATATCTGACGAGAGCGGTAACGAGGCTTTAGGTTATATTTCGCCTGCTGCACCTGCTACCCCTGTGACGGTTGTTACATCGAATTTGGTTAAGTCTGATGAATGGAAACTTGACGTTATTGTCCAAAAGGGACGTGGTAACGATTTTGATTTTTCGTTCCAAACTAACACCCTAGAAATCGAAGGTGCAAAAGGTAGCGTTGCCGGAACAATCAACGAATTTTGGGCAGTTGGCACTTTGAATTTGCAAGTATCTACGACCTTGAATGGTATTGCTAATACTGCCAAAGCGGATGTTGCGGACGGTGCTACTCTTACCCTTGCTACTGGTGTAATTGGCGACGAAGTTGAGGCAACTGTTTATATTCAAAATACAGGTGCTTATCCTTTGGACGTTTACACCGTTGCTATTACAGGCGATGCAACGGCTGGCGCAGGTCAAAGTGGGTTCGCTCCTTTTACTTTGGCTCCTACTGGTGAAGTGGGCAGTTGGAAATTTGTAATTAAAGCTTTGGCGGCTGTTACCTATGCAGTTACTTGCACCGTAACGAATAACACGACTAACGCTTCTTATGTTATCATTGTGTCTTTTGACATTCCTTAAAACCTGAAAAAATGGGAACTACTTCTTATAATTTAATGCCTATTTCGGTGCGAGGCGATGAAGCTTCAGCACTTTATTTCACCCCGTTGTTTCAAAGTTTAGATTTGTCAGAATTTGGGCAAATTTTCACTATGGATAATACGATTCCTTACGGTGGTC